AATTGGAAAAGAACATTATCCCAGCAGGAAACGCTGCGCTCTCTGGCGCATCAACCTATGTGGGAAATGCAAACGTCGAAGCTGCCGTTTTGGCTATTTCTGTCGAAATCTTCCAAGCCAGAACCGCCGCTGGGGGATCAATCGAAGGCGTAGATTTTGCAGTTACACCTTACAGACTTTCTAAAAATTTATTGGCAAAGGTAACTGGCCTTCTTGGCCCTTATCTTGATACTGATGCGATGGTGGGTTAATGCCTGCCTCAACAATTTCAACTGATGTTCGCGGCGGAATTAAAACCGCTCTAGCAGCAGTTACGGCAAATGTTTATGATCACGTTCCAGAAGCACCTATTGTGCCAGCTGTGGTTATTGTGCCGGATTCCCCTTATATGGAATTGGAACTCATCAGTAAATCCATAACTCGCGTTAAATTAAATTACACAATTACGGCCTGTGTTGCTTATCTTTCCAATCCTGCATCATTAGATAATTTGGAACAATTAGTCATTAGTATTCTTGGAGCGTTAAACGCATCCAAGTACGAGTTATCAATTGTCGAAAGACCTTCGGTAACTCAAGTCGGGACGACCAACCTTCTCGTTTCCGATATTCGCTTGAGCGTCCGCTACGAGCAAACAAATTAAGGAGAAAGTATGCCAACGACAGTAATCACCGGTCGCGATGTCACTTTCACGTTGGACTCACAGTCCTACGATGCTCAGGCGACATCAGCTACCCTCGCTTGCGAGACAATCATTGAGACTTACCAGACTCTTGATGGTCGCGCTTATAAGTCAGTGGATAAGCAATGGACATTCACAATTGAATTGCTACAAGATTGGGGAGCAACTGGTTCCCTATTTGAAGCAATGTGGGCTGATGCGGAAGCCGCTGCAAATACCGCTTTAAACGTCTCTTTTACTGCGGTCACAGGTGCAGTTTTTGCATTTACAGTCCTTCCAATTTTCCCTAGTGCCGGTGGAGCAGCTCCTGGAGCGCTTACTGATACTTGGACAATGACAGTTATTGGAACACCGACAGAAACCTTCAGCTAAGAGATCGGAGCATCGGGAGCAATGAAATCAGAAATCACAATTACATATAACTCGGGCGAGCAAGCGACTTATGTAGCCCAACCGCCCGAGTATGCCAAGTGGGAAAAGACAACTGGCAAGTCGCTTAACGATCTAGGCGGCGTCTGGGACGTGATGTTCTTGGCGTATAACGCTATGAAAAGAGAAGCTGCTGGCAAGCCTGTCAAATCATTCGAAGTTTGGATGGAAACTGTTGCAGATATTGAAGTGACCAACAGAGACCCAAAAGTTTCGACGTCGGAAGCATAAATTATCTTCTGACCCTCTTGGCCATCGAGACGGGCATCCCAATACAATATTGGGACGACGCGGATGAAATTTATACGGCTCTTGAGATTTTGAAGGAGAGAAAAGGTGGCAAGTGAAGCGATTACTTATGATCGCGCAGAACTTCGCGGAATCCTTCAAGCTTTCAAAGCGATGGACGCGGCAGCAATTGATGAAGCGAGAACCCAATCCAGCGCTTTGGCATTATACGCTGCCAATGAAATCAAAGCCTATTCGATCACGAGAACCTTTGGACAAGCCGCTGTCAATCGCATCGCAACTGGCGTTAGGGTTAGCAAATCATCCAAGATTGGCGAGTTCAGTTACGGATTCGCATCTCAACGCTTTTCTGGTGGCGGAACAACTCAAAAACTCTGGGCAGGTTACGAGTTTGGATCTAATCGTTATAGTCAGTTCCCAAGACGCACCCCCAACCGCGGTAGAGGCAATTCAGGGTATTTCATATACCCAACACTTCGCAAGATTCAGCCTGAATTAGTGCGTAAATGGGAAGAAGCCTTCGATACAATTCTAAAGAAATGGGGATAACAAATGGCCGGAAGTAGAACGCTCAAGTTATCCATCCTTGCAGATGTTGATGACCTCAAAAAGAAATTAGGTCAAGGCGAAGCCGAAGTATCAAGTTTCGGCGACAAATTAGGTGATTTTGGCAAAAAAGCGGCAGCGGCTTTTGCGGTAGCGGCAGCGGCCGCAGCTGCTTACGCCGGCAAACTGTTAATTGATGGAGTCAAGGCTGCAATTGAGGACGAGAAAGCGCAACTTAAATTAGCGACGACTCTGCGTAATGTCACAGATGCTACTGATGCTCAAATTGCCAGCGTTGAAGAACAAATCTTACAAATGTCCCTCGCTACCGGTGTCTCCGATGACCAATTGCGACCTTCATTTGAAAAACTCGTCAGGGCAACAAATGACGTCACTCAAGCCCAAAAGTTACAAAGCCTTGCTTTAGACATTGCTGCTGGATCTGGCAAATCTTTGGAATCGGTAAGTCAAGCATTGGCTCGGGCTTATGATGGCAATAATTCAGCTCTTAATCGTCTAGGTATTGGTTTATCGGCTACCGAACTTAAAACAATGTCATTCGATGAAGTTACTCAACAATTAGCCAATACTTTTGGCGGACAGGCATCTCTACAAGCTGAGACATTTAGCGGCAAAATGGCACGATTGCAGGTTGCTTTTGATGAGGCTAAGGAATCCGTGGGAGTTAGGTTATTACCTATCTTAACGAATCTATTGAATTATGTTGTTGATAAAGTCGTTCCCGGGTTTCAATCGCTTTTAGACAAATTCAAACCTGTCACCGATGCAATAGAAAATAACAAAGAGGAATTCAAACTTTTATTCAATTTCCTAAAAGACAATGTAGTTCCGATTCTTATCGGATCATTAAAAACCGGCATAACAGGAATTACAACTGTCATAACTTTGGCCGTCAATGCGGTAGGTAAATTAGTTAGTGGATTTCAATTCCTTTACGAAAAATATAAGCAATTTGTTGATTTTATTAAAAACAATCCATTATCTAAGTTTTTAGGCAAAATTAACCCATTTGACAACGCATCATTCACAAATGCTGGTTTTTTAGTGGCTGGTCAAAGCACCACCACTAGTCAGACTGTGGCTGATAATGTGGTAGACAATCCTCTCGAGCAACTTTTCAATAATCCCAATTTTGGAGGCAATTTAGTTAGCGGTCTAAATATTGCCGAGAAACGTCTAATTGATCAATATTTTGCGACAGGGCAAACAGGCCGTTTAGAAAATCCTATGTTTGGTCAAACGATGAACGACCTAAACGACATTGTTCAAGGAATTACGGCTCAACGTAACGCCTATCAACTGGCTCGATCACAAATGAATCAACCGAGCGTTATCGTCAATGTTAATGCTCCTTCCGCAATCGATACTGAGGGCTTTACTCGTTCAGTTATTACTGCACTCAATGAAAGCCAATCTCGGACTGGTGCTTTAGGAACGCTAAATATATGACGGCTTGGAATCCCGTTTATCGCATCAAGGTCAATGGTTCAACAGTGACCAATGTTACCCTCAGCGGTTTAAGCATAACCTCTGGCAGAAGCGACATTTATTCTCAGGCTTTGGCCGGCTTTTGTAGTTTGACTTTAATTGAGACTTCTCTAAGCCAAATTACTTTTGAAATTAACGATGCTGTCACAATAGAGGTTCAAGACTCAACGGGAACGTATGTCAATTTATTCGGCGGCTTCATAACCGATTTAAATATAACCGTTCAAATGTCTGGTTCAACTGCAATCAGCCAACAGATTAAGATTGTCGCCGTTGGAGCTTTGGCTCGGTTGGCTCGGGCAATATACACAGGCAATTTTGCTCACGAATTTGATGGCGATCGAATTCTGACTTTGCTTTCTACTGTCCTTTTTAATCAATGGAATGAAGTTCCAGCTGCTCAGACTTGGGCAACTTATGATGCAACGACACAATGGCAAAATGCGGAAAATAGCGGATTAGGGGAAATTGATACACCCGGAGACTATGAATTGCACTCGCAAACTGGTCTGAATGACACAGTTTATGATTTAGCGGCGCAATATGCTACATCTGGACTAGGTTATCTTTATGAAGATGCTCAAGGCCGTATTGGTTATGCCGACTCAACCCATAGATCAGAATACTTGGCAACCAATGGATATGTAGATTTAGACGGGAATCACGCCATTGGCCCTGCTCTATCCATCATCAAAAGAGCTGGTGACGTCCGGAATTTCATAACTTTGGGATATGGCATTTCAAACGCAACGGTATCTGATAGTGACGCGACTTCCATAAGCCTCTATGGTCAATTGGCTTCCACGATTTCAACGACTTTAAGACACCAAACTGATGCTCAGGCTCAAGCTGCCTTTTATCTACTTATTCGAGCTTACCCTCAATTCGCGCTTAAACAGATAACATTCCCAATTGCGAGTAATGAAATAGATTCTGCTGACAGAGACGCTTTATTAAATATATTTATGGGTATGCCAATCAACATTACTAATTTGCCCGTCAATATGGTGGACGGAGCATTTCAGGGATTCGTTGAAGGCTGGACTTGGACGGCTTCACTTGGTCAGCTTAATCTCACTATGAACGTCAGTCCCTTGGCTTTCTCACTGCAAGCGATGCGCTGGAATTCAGTGCCAGCCACAGAGGCTTGGAATACAATTAACCCCACATTGGACTGGCTCAACGCTACAATAGTCGCCTAAAGGAGAATTATGGCAAATACGACAAATTTCGGCTGGGAAACCCCAGACGATACAGACTTAGTTAAAGATGGCGCAGCTGCCATCAGAACTCTGGGTTCATCCATTGATACCTCAATGATGGATCTCAAAGGCGGCACAACCGGTCAAATTCTTTCTAAGAATTCCAATACTGATATGGATTTTGTCTGGATTGCTAACGATCAAGGCGACATTACTGCGGTTACCGCTGGAACTGGTATTACTGGCGGTGGCACTTCTGGCGCAGTGACAATTACGAACGATATGGCAACGACTATAACCGCTTCTGGCGATATTGTTGTTGGAACTGGTTCTGGTACGTATGACAACTTACCAATTGGCACAACCGGTCAGGTATTGACCGCAGATACGACTGTGAGCCCTTACAAAGTTAAATGGGCTACTCCCGCAGGTGGCGGAAAAGTTTTACAGGTGGTTCAAGGCACATACTCAACAGAGACGGCAAATGGCACAAACGTTTATGCCGATACTGGTTTAACAGCAACTATCACTCCTAGTTCAACGAGTAGCAAAGTTCTTGTTTTGGTCAGTCAAGGCGGATGCGGCAAAAGCGCTGGTAACAGCAACAATCAATTACTGCTTAATCTTGTCCGTTCAGGCACTCAGATTTTTGAGAATTACAATTTCTATACTGGTAGTGCGGTCGTAGATCGTAATGAAGTGAGCATAATGTATTTAGATTCTCCTGCTACGACATCGGCAAGAACTTACAAAACACAATTTAGAAACGGCGCAAACGCAGCCGACGTTTATGTGCAATTAGCTGGAAGCAATAGTTCAATAATTCTGCTTGAGATTGGAGCATAATGGCAAGCGCATTAGAAGTATTACGCAGACTAGCACCTAACGGTGGCTGGATTGTATCGGGTCAGTCCTATGCAGACATTACTTGGGTGGATGAAACTGCTAAAGTCTCTGAAGCAGAATTTAACGCAGCAATCGCTAATCACGACTCTTGGGTAGCAGAACAGACCGCAGCAAAAGAAAATGCTAAAAAAGCAATCTTGGAACGTTTGGGTTTGACTGAAGAAGAAGCGAAATTAATTCTCTCATAATGCCAAAGCTATGCAAAGCCGGTCAGCAATTAAGAGAGCAAATAGATGACGAGTATCCTGATCGCGACCGCAAGTCTGATGGCTGGATTGCTGATGCTCGCCATCTGGCGAAAGGCACTTCAGACCATATACCGCAAGATGGAATAGTTCGCGCTCTCGACATTGATGCGGATCTCAATGCCCATAAAGAGGAGGCTTATGCTCTTGTGGAGAAGATTCGCAAATGCGCCAAGCGAGGCGATAAGCGCATTAAATACATTATCTACGACGGACAAATTATGAGTCCGATAATGAATTGGAAGCGCAGAAAATACAGAGGTCCTAACCCTCACCGGTCGCACTTCCATATTAGCTTTACAACTTTGGGAGACAAAGACGGCAGCTGGTTCGACCTTGAAGGAGACAGACAAAATGGCAGAATTGAAACTGATGGCGGGAACGTGGGCGAAAACATTCGTCGCGACGGCTCTCTCGACATACCTCTCAGTAGGACTTCAACCCGACTACATTCTCAATGCAGCACTTGTGAGTGTGTTGCCTTCCGTGATTAACTGGCTTAACCCCAATTACGAGCGTTACGGCAAAATCAAATAATGGCAGCCTCCGACCTCGCCGCGACTATCGCCAGCGTTCTCGGATCAATCGGCCTACTTATCGCCGGACTGAGATACATCATCAAACTTGAGAACATTCCCATTGTGTCGCGCCTCGACAAGATGGAGTCTCAGTTAGAATTAGCCCTCTCAGCAAAGGTGGCTAGAAGTGGCAACAAGAAAACGCGTTAAGAAGCCAGTCAAGAAGGTGGCTAAACGTCGCAAAACGACGAAGGAGCCAATTCTTACCAAGCTGGATTTCTGGGCTATTGCTGCCAAAGAAGTCTACGACGCTTGCCGCAAAGCCGGAATGGACGAAGGCACAGCTCTTGCCTTTGCTATGGATAGAAGCTCTTATCCCGATTGGATTGTTGATCCGAGCGACCCAATAAAAAATCCGCTTGATGATTGGGAAGAGGACGACTAATTTACCTTCGCGAGGTGGAACTATTCGAGGCGCTTAAGTCGGTTTATCCGGACTTAACGCCAGTGTCACCCACCGACCGGCACGACGGCATTACTAGCGATTCTTATATTGAGATGAAGTGCCGCCGCACCCATTACCCCACACTATTGATTGAGAAGAAGAAGTGGGATTATCTGGCTGAAATAAGGGCTAGGACGGGCGCTAGGACGCTTTATATCAACTCCACCCCACAAGGGGTCTATCAGTTCGACTTAGGGGCTATAAACGAGCCTGAGTGGCAATTAAAGGCCCTTCCAGATAAGACCGATTACGCCAATAAAGGGCTAGTGGAGAAGCTTTGTGGGTTTTTAGACTTGCGACACTCCGAACTGCTTCTTGTATAAATCCATTTATTTAAATACATTTATCCCGTAAATCCATTTGAGGATTACAGAACGGGAGCGTAAGTGATAAATAATCCAGCAATAATTCGATTTGATAGCACTTCGGGCGCTTGGTCTGATGGTAAGAATTACGTCAAAGGCCAGATTATTCGCCGATATGCCATCGAGTCGCTAGGTAGAAAATCAGTAAGAGGGCGATTGAGCAGAGAAGAAATCTCGGCTTATTGGCTTGACCGATTTGGGGTGAATGCTGATGTTCAATGAAGGCATCTTCTTTGCGCTTTATTGCATAACCCTATGGATTGCACACCGCGCATATATCAGCATCAAAGCCAAAGCCTTTAACGAGGGATATAAGAGAGGTCGGGCGAGCATAAATGTCAGAGAGATCGTTAAGTGACTGGCTCTCGGACGCTGGTGACACCCTCGATGACAGGGGGTTGGAATATGGCGACCCGAGGCACAATCTTTTACGCATTTACAAAATCGCGAGACAACTCGGTGTTCAGCTCAGAGACCCATCTGACGTGGCGCTTGTTTTTATCTCAACGAAACTCAGCCGAATGGTGGAAAGTCCAGAGCGCGAAGATTCGTATCTCGATCTCATTGGATATTCCGCCATATTATCTTTCTGCCGATTCAGTTCACCAGAAGATTGGGACGACGTTGAGTCTGACTCGCAATCATAATCAACACCAATGGTGTGACTATTGCAAAATGCGATGGGGACAATTGAAAGATGGGACTTGGCATCTCAAAGCCCAAGTGCCAGCTGTATGGAAGGTGCAATCTGAAACGCCAACGCGGCGTATGCAGGTGCGCTTCTACTGCCAACCTTGTGCAAATGAAGCACAGAACTGGCCGGACGGAACGTTCTGGTCTTTGAAAGAACAATTGGAATATGCGATAGATGAATTCGCAGGGAGAGAGAAATTAAATGTCGAACTATCTTGATGATTACGTTTCGGTGCAGGATCGCTTAAAGGAGTTCATAAATGCCTATCCGGATTACAGAATTAAAACCCACGTCCTTGAGGAATCGCTTACAAGTGCTTGCGATGTCTATATTGTTAAAGTTGAGCTGTATCGCACTGAGGCGGATGCTTGCGCTTGGACTACCGGATTATCATCCGAGTCGAAGTCTAAACAGTATAGTTTGGAACTTGCGGAAACAGGCGCACTTGGACGCGCTCTTAATCTCGCTGGATATTTTGCAAAGCCAAGCGGTGTTCCAAAGAAACCAATACAGACAACAAAGCCAGAATTGGCTGAATTCGTCAAAGAACAAAGACCGAACTACCCTGAACCGGTTGTTTGGGATGTCAGCGCTATTGCGGAAGAACTCGGAGCCGAAATAGTTGATGAGATACCTCTTTGCGCCGGCGGAGATGGCCCTATGGTGCTCAAGACCGGAACTAAAGAAGGTAAGGAATATCGCGGTTGGGTGTGCGCAACGCCTAAGTCTGGCCATCCAGCTCGATGGATGAGGATTGGATCAGATGGCAAATGGACATTCCAAAAATAAACGAAATGCACCCGTTCAAGTGTGGGCCTTGTAAGAAGGTGACACCTCATTTCTATATCACTAAGTATGAGTCAGAGATTGAGCCTGATGCTTGGGTGTGGCTGATGGAGTGTCAGAATTGCTTCGAGCAGCGGTTATTTGATCCAATTGACCGAGTGATTAGTCGAGAGGACGAAATAACGCGGTGCGACCAATGCGGCAATTACAAGATGAAAGCTGCTAAATGCCGAATCTGTAAAATAGCCGATGGACAAGAGCGCATCAAAGAGCGCTACTGGAACGGCAATGCCACACTCGAAAGGTTTATTGATGCCGACATATGATTTTGAATGTCCGGCCTGTGGGGACGTGATTGAGCAGTTCTTTCATATCTACGTCAGCCCAAAGATTAACTGCGGTCATTGTGGAGTTGAAATGCGTAAGCAATTTAAAGCCACTCCAGCACACTTCAAAGGTGATGGCTGGGCAGGAAAGAAGTAAATGCCAAAGCCTCATTCAATTGCATATATCAAGCAGCTACTTGAGTGGGGCTTTGACAAAGAATTTATTGCCCGAGATATGGGCGTAAATCTGGCTTCATTAGAAGTCCGGTTAAACAGAGCAAAGAAAAGGGAGCAAAATGGCAATCAAGGATCTAAGTCTGAAACTAGCGGCGATTAGCCTTTTAGCAGACCAAGCAAAGCGCCTGAAGGATGAGTTACGAGCTGAACTCCAGGCTGAAATGAATGAACTTGGCGCTGATCGAGTAAAGGCTGAATTAGGCGATGAGGTAGTTGCCTATATAACGACCAGTAAGCCCAAGTTTAAGTGGGTCGTTAAGTCAGATAAGAAGTTTATTGATTGGGTAAAAGCCAATGTGCCGAGTGAAATAGTTGAATCGGTAAGAGAATCATCAGTTGATGCGATATTGGATAAGTTTAATTACGTTGATGAGTTAGTTATTGATCCCAATGGTGAGCCAATTGATTGGTTGGAAGGTAGCCAGTCAGAGCCATTCTTAATGACAAAGTTTCACGGAGATGGACGTGAGAAGCTAAGAGAAGCCATAATTGGATTAAATGGAAGTCAAGAGATTGATGTGAGAAAAGTATTGGAACTCGAATGAAGATTGGTTCCCTCTGCTCTGGCTATGGTGGCTTAGATATGGCAATAGAAGCCTTTTATGGGGCTGAGACAGCCTTTATGTGTGACATTGATAAATATGCCTCAATCGTTATCAAAGAACGCTGGGGAGTGCCTAATTTGGGAGATATGAAGCAAGTAGATTGGTCGAATGTTGAACCGGTGGACATTCTGACAGCTGGTTATCCCTGCCAGCCTTTTAGCACCGCTGGACAACGTAAAGGATCAGCAGATGAGCGACATTTATGGCCCTATATCAAAGAAATTATTAGCCACTTACAACCCTCAAGAGTCATCTTGGAAAACGTCAGAGGCCATCTCACACTCGGATTCAAAGAAGTTCTCCAAGACCTTACCGAAATTGGGTATGACGCAAGATGGGCAATTGTTCGAGCTAGTGATGTTGGAGCACCCCACAGACGAGAGCGATTGTTCTGCGTCGCTCAACCTACCAACTCCAACAGCGTCAGATTCAACCTTCGAGAACTTGGAGCGACAAGGCATCAAGGGCAATCACAATTTGAGTCTGCCCAATGCTGTGAAACTGCTTCCGACTCCGACTGCTCGACACGTCAGCAATCACGACGAGCCGATAGACCAATTTCTCAATCGTCAAGCGAACTCATCAACGGGTCAAATAGAAATGAGCACTGGACTGGCATTGAGACTATTGCCAACACCGACAGCGAGAGACTTCAAGGGACCGGGAACGAGACAAATGACATTGCCAATGGCGGTGTTAGCAACACCGACAACAAATGTAAGTCATACGACGGGCAAATGTCGCAATTGGGGAGCCGATTTGCTTCACGATGTGAAATGCGATTGCGTCGAGCGCCGAACCCATTGGATATAAACAACAAATTAAACGCTAAATTCGTTGAATATATGATGGGATTGCCAATTGGTTGGGTGACTGATTTAGATATTAGTCGATCACAACAGTTGAAATTGTTAGGTAATGGAGTAGTTCCACAACAAGCATATTATGCGATTGATAAGTTAGAAAGGCTCTGACCTGCGGTTATGTTAACCTACTTGACAAGCCTGCTACCATCTCGCCAAAGCGCGGGCGCGGAGCTGGCCCTTAAGCGGAGGTCGAGGGAGGGCCTTTGTCTTCGCCTGATGGCTACGACGCTAATTGCAGCTATACTATTAACAATAAATACATCGCCATCTAAAGCAGATATGAATCTAAAACTATATGCTTACAACCTTCTTAGTTGGCAAGAGTTTCAATGCTTTAACTGGCTCATTCATTATGAGAGCAGATGGAATCCAAAGGCTAGGAATGGCTCTCATTATGGGCTGGGCCAGATGCGTTCCACTTGGTATCGAGACCTAAGCCCACACGCACAAATTAAAGCCTCCATCAAATATATCCATCACAGATATAAAGACAGTTGTGATGCACTTACTCACTTCGAGCGCAAGGGTTGGCATTGAGTCACAAGCGATACAACACAGCGTATTATCAGCGCGTTCGAAGCGAGGTATTACAACGCGATTACTTCACTTGCCATTACTGCGGACAAGAGGCCAATACTGTGGATCACTTGATACCCATCAGCAAGGGCGGCACAGATGAAGCGACTAATATGGTTGCAGCTTGCATCAAATGTAATAGTGGTAAGCGCGATCGTATGACCCCTACCTTTTTTGAGCGCACACGGAAAC